GTCTTGTGATAGCACTACTCCTTGCATCTTGTAAATCTAGCTTAGTGAATGCAAGCATCTCCTTGAGCACACGTTCATCTGGTATCTCAATCAATCCATCATTAAAGTCCTTCTTAAACTCATAGAACATATCAGGCTTAGTCTTCCTATTAGTATGCCATCCTAATATGGTTGATATTACGTTATTGACCTTATCAGTCACTTCCTTCTGGTATATGTTCGGGTATTGCTCTTCCTTTAACACTCTTACTGCTATACCTCCACAAGTATTATTAGTCTCAGGTGCAAAGATACAGTTACCGAACTCACCACATACTCGTATTGCTTCATATGTGAATAGGTCAGGTGGTGTTAGGTTATCATCAGCACTTACTACTAGCTTACCTTGCTTGAAGTCAAACATAGCGAAAGCACAGCTATCCTTACCTATACCATCAGATAAGTCTTCACCAGCACCATAACGATGTGATGGATTGTATACATCCCATTGTCTTATGAGTCCTGATGTCTTAGTAGGTGGTGTAGCTCTCTCAAGCATAGCCTTGACCTTGGTTATATCGAAGAACTTGTCACCTGTACGTGTTGGATCACAGTTATGTACAACAAAGCTCTCAGTTACATAACTGTTATCTTCTTCAACTTCTATATTACATACTTCACCTATGTAAATAGACGGTTCAATTTTATCTATCTTGTACGCTTGCATTTGTTTTCTCATTAATAGCTCTATCTACTGACCAACCTCTTTTCAATCTCTTAGCAACTAAGCTGTGTCCACCACCAAGTGACTTACTTATCTCACTTATACACACACCATTTATCTTCCTATTGTTTCCTTTATTCTGACACTGTTGTTTTGATGTTGACCATTTTACATTATTTGGTTCATAGTTTCCGTCATTATTAATCCTATCAATAGACTTATCTGCTGGTGCTTCACCAACATCATTATAGAATGACATAAAACTATTCTTCCAATCATCACATACTTCTATTCCTCTACCTCCATAGTTATTATACTGAATTGTGTTCTTGTTATAACATCTATTCTTCATCGCTTGCCATATCCTCCATGTCTTAGTAAGACGCATACCATGCTTTGTATTTCTATCTGTTGTCTTCTTCCTACCTACACATCCACATGATTTACTACGACCAGTCTTTAAGTTCTTGAGTATTACTTCTTTAGTGTTTCCACATTCACATTCACATTTGACATAGATTTTGTTATCTCTATGTATTTCATTTGAATCTAAAACTACCCATGAATTATATTTGTTGTTCATATCTTAAGTTTACTATGGGGGATTGATATAACCAAATCATCAGTAGTTAATTCACCAGCATTAACCCAATCTTGTACACCATCACGAATAGATAGCACAGGATGGTTCTTTGTTATAGTTGTCACCTTACCATTAACAGTAATATCAAGTAGATCGTCACCATTACTTCTGAATACTTGCAGTATTTTATGTTCAACACCTAGATGAGTAATAACACTATCACCAACCTTAAGTGTAGATATTTCATTGTAACCACTTCTTGTAAGTATTCGTGTATCTGGTTTTAAACACAAATACTCACCAGCCCAATCATCAGTCTCAGCCTTAATCTTCTCTATCCTATCATCTGTGTACCGTTCCCATGTAGCTACACCAGCTCCATCAACAATAGGTGTGATTCTACTATTTATCTTAGGCTTGTTTATGAACCATTGTACTGTTCCTGCATCTGATATGTAGTTTGCATTCACTTGGTAACTCCCATCAAATGACAAACCCTGGATAGCCTCATCACATCTATTAATGATACTCTCAGTAATAACTATAGAACTAATAGACTCTCTGTCCTCAATATCCTCAAAGCATATCCAGTCAGGTCTAAACGCATCCTGCAAGTGACCACGCTGGGTCTGTCCAACTGTTCCTGCTGTTAGCTTCCTACCAGACTGAAGCGTGAAAGAACTCATTGTCTCCTCACGCTTCTTATCACCATCCTTCTCAAACACATCACCATACACAGGCTCTACTTCAAGTATGTTGTTGTATACATCAGTAACGAACTGTCTAGCGTTCTTAAAGTCCTTAGAGAGTAGCTTGATATATTTACGGTGCTCACTCTTGTCTGCTACTAACACATACCCAACAAAGAGCTTCAATAATGAAGTCTTAGCTGAACCCCTGAAGGCTATCTCTATACCGTTACACTCACCCCTGTAGGAACGGATGTAATCCATAACCATGGAATCGTGGAAGGGAGCGGATCTGTCTGGAAAGTAACGTGGGTAGTTTCCTCTAGCAAATAGCTTGAACCGCTTGAGTATCTTTTCATTACTGTCTTCCAATGTAAAATCATATATCTCTCTCTTTTCAGCAGGAGTGCCTTCAAGTATTATCCTTCTTATTAATTGTTTTCCACTTTCTTTAGCCATTTTATATATAGTGACAGCTTCTTGTTGATGACACGGATGTTCTCATGTGAGACAGCAACCTCTTTGTTCTTTTCCTTTGTAACCTTACCTTCTGGTGACTTGTTGCTTAGTTCACCTTGCTGTTCTTCAGCCTCCTGGAACTCAATAATAGCTGACTCTAACCGTATATTCTCATTGAATAGATTGTTGTTCAGTCCTTCTATAAGACGTGTCAAGAACCGTGTCTGATAGTCTTTCTTATACCCCATGTAAAAGACACAGACTGTGTTCTCACCTGTTACTTGTACTGCACCTGTCTCTACTAACTCAACGCTATCTACAAACTTATTAATTGCTTCCTCATCACTTAACTGGAATGATTTTATATACATATCCTGTATTTATTATTTATAATATTAAACTTCTTCTAGTGCTTCACTAATAGCTTCTCTCTTTTCAGTTGATATATTCAGTGTGCCGTCTATCTTAGTTTCAGTCTTTTCATTCATTCCATGGTTGGATGACAGTATAAGTTTAGCTATGGTTGAATTGTACTTACCTGAGATACCGCCATCTTGCAACATATTTTTCTGTACCAATTTAATACTTTCTAAAGCAACGGAAAATTTAGGATGAACTTTAGCCCACTCATACAGTGTGTCAGTGTGTACACCAATATGAATAGCAAAGCCTTCAACCTTAGGTAACTTCACATCAATAGTCCTCTCATATGTATCAGATGACTGTCCTCTTGTCTTATGGAACTCACTCTCAAAGTCACCACAACTCTCAATATACTCATCTACCTTTTGTGGCATCTCATCTGTGTATTTAGTTGGTCTTCCTGCTGTCATACTAAATTTTTTATATAAACTTCCTTCCTACTCATAATCTCATCATCCCTGTAAACCCATCCTGTCCTCCGTACCACTAGTCTCTTACCATTGTGTTGATAGGGTACACAAAACGGACACTTCAACCTAGTATAACCAATCTCTTCTTCTTCTCTTATCCTAAGAAACTTGATACCACACTCACATGTGTGTATCTTGCTCTTTACCCGATAGGCATTCATTTTCATATATCATATAGGAGAACACCACATAAAGTGGTGCTTGGCGTAAGAAATTATGATAGCAAGACACTTTATTTCGTGTAGCTTTAGTATACCACAGACACCCTCCATGTCATATAGAGGGTGTCCTTGTCTCGCTTATCTTAGGTGTTATTTCTTCTCTTCTGCTTCTATTTCCTTGATTTGCTCTTCAGCAATCTCTACTAGGTCTGCTTCATGTTTCTCTAGTAGGAAAGTTATAAGACTCTTCTCTGCTGCTTCTGTGTACTCTAGGTTGCCATTCAAGAAACCAACTTTATAAAGTGTTTGATGGTTCTTACTTAACATCCTTTTAATATTTGATTTTAGTTTTTGCATAGTTGTTTGTTTTAATTTTGGTTCTGTGTCTGGGTCTGCTGTTTGGAATAGACCAAATCCATCTGGTACACTATCTGATCCATATATACGATTTAAGTGTACTATTGGGTGGTCTAAGTCAATAATAGTTGGTGGACTCTTAGGTGTAACTAGTTCAAACCAGTCATTATTGTATATAACATTATTGTATAGAAAGTGTTTATCTTTCCATTCTTCAATGTTTAATATTTTACCGTCTCCGTTTACTTCTAACACTGTTACGATAGAGTCAACATACCTATCTTTGTGATAGGGTACAGGTGATTCAATACACCTCACCTTATCTCCTTTTTTGAATTTAGTCATGTTACTAATCCCAATCAGCATCAATCTCATCCTCACTTGGTACAGCGTTAGCGTTAGCTTCTGCTGGTACAGGCTCGGTGACGAATTGAGGTGCTGTGTTCTCTATAAAGTGGTCAGTCATGTGAATCCTACACTCAAGATAATGTGCTTTCCATTTATCTGTACTGAACTTCTCTACATCACCCTTTGGTTCAGGTAGACCATTCATGTACACCCATCCTTTCTTCTCATTATCCCACTTCTTAAAGAAGTTCTCAGTCTTTATGTCTTTACCTTCCTTATCTACACCATACACAAAGTCAACTCCTTTGATAGGCTTACCACTCTTCTTACCAGTGAATGAATAAGGCTTGATAGTTACAACCTTATTGAAATCTAAGTTAGGAATCTTTGCAAACATATCCTCTGCAAACTGTTTGTCAGCATTAGCTGATATGTTTATCTTTTGACCATTCTCTGATGTAAGTTCAATAACAAGATTAGTTCCCCATTCAAGTTTATATAAACTGATGTTACTAATGATACCTTTTACACTCTTATAGATAAGTTCAAACTTAGTACCAGTCTTACCATCCATTTCCCAATCACGTTTGATTGCTTTTGGTGTACCTTCCTCAACTTCTAGTCTAAGTGAACCATCGCTATGCACTTTTAAAAACGGTGCTATATTTTTTTCTTCTAGTCCTTCGTATGTATTCATATTATTTTTTTGTATAAGTAATAACGTCTGTTTTCTTCTGCTCAAACAAACCATCTTCAACTGCTACACCTTCTGCTTCCTTGAGTGTTTCTTTAATCTTTATGAATCTCTCATCAGTTATTTTATTTGTTGTTTTTATGAAGTGTCTGATAATATACCTACCAGTTTCAAATCTCTTCTTGCCATCCTTCTTCATCACTTCATTTATGCTGAGCTTTAATTCCTTTTCTTCTTCAATATCAACTAACATCTTATTTTTAAGAGTTTCAAGTTTCTCTGTTAGTTTTAATAATTCACTTTCTTCCATATATATTTATGCTTTAATTATAATTCTTTTCGACCTGTCCACACTATACCATGAACCAACAAAAACCACTCAAATGTTATCCACACTTACTATGGACTTTTAACTGTGTCCGTGGCATCACGTTTTAACCAAACTGAAACCAATCAATCCCTAAGCGGATAATCCCAAAACCTGATAAAAGAGTGTTGACAAATTTGACAAACAGCCTTACCATGTCCCTTAGGGAAGGACCCCCGATTCGGGCGGTTCACCTAATGGTTGACATGATAAGGTTGCTACCGTGGTCTAATAACAGCTAGAGATAGCTGTATTTCTGTTTCTGGGGATAACTACTCTTCTTTTTTATATGGTTGTGATGTATAGTAATAGACATACAAATACATATGGATAAGACACTACTTAACACATGGCTAGAGAAGAGAGGAGTATCGAAAGATACCCAAGCTGAGTTTAATATCCATATCGGTTCTAACAATAGTATAGTGATTCCAGTCACGGCACGTGATGGTTCACACCTATTCAATAAGTACAGACGATCTCCACTAGAGACTAATACTAATGGAAAGAAATACTGGTATGACCCAGGCAACAAGGCACAGCTATTCGGTCTACACCAAGTCAATAAAATAGAAGCAACCACAGTAGTAATAACTGAGGGTGAGTTAGACTGTCTCTTACTATGGAGTCACAACATACCAGCAGTCAGTAGTACAGGAGGTGCTGGTACATTCAAGTCTGAATGGTGGGAACACTTACGAGGCAAGACTATTATAGTAGCATTTGACAATGACAAGGCAGGAGGCAACGGTATGGCAAGACTATGGAGAGAGAACCCAGACATAGACCTTGTGTTCGTACCTGATGATGCAGGGATAAAAGACCTCACTGACTACCATAAGAGAGGCTTTGATGTACGTGAACTAATAGAGACTGCTTACCGGTTAAACACTACAGAGGAAGTAGCACAAGACCAGAAGACACGAGTAGCACGTATAGAACAGGTCCACTTCCATAACGCCATACTAGAAGTGAAGAAGCGCACACCAAGAGAATATGTACCCCGTGACAGCAACGATGAGATAGAGAAAGCTAAACAAGTGCCTATCACTCGTATCACTAACATGTTCAATAAGCGTAACGATGCTATCTGCTGCCCGTTCCATAATGAGAAGACTCCATCATTCCACTACTTTATTAAGACCAACACATGCTATTGCTTCGGCTGTAATAAGTTCGCTGACTCAATAGACATGTATAGGCATGAACATAGTTGTGGATTTGTGGAGGCTATTAGAGAGTTAAATAAGATGTTGTAACATGACCCGCACCGACCTACATAAACAACTAAGCGAGAAACTGTACCTTGAAGACTTCGGACAGGTAGATATAGTTCTTGCTACCATGATAGCCAACAAGCTAGAGATTGGTGACCCTGTATGGCTTATGCTTGTAGGTGCTAGTAGTGGAGGTAAGAGTCAGATAATGCGACCTATAGCAAACGCCACACCAGATGATACCAGACGTATTGATGACCTTACAGAGAATACCTTCATCTCAGGACAGCAGGGTGAGAAGTCCTTACTATTCAATGTAGGAACCAACGTAGACGGAAAGCGTAACGCTACCCTACTCATATCGGACATGACTGTTATCTTCTCTAAGGGAAGTGAAACCAGGAACGCTATACTCTCACAATTCCGTATGCTATTCGATGGAGAGTTCACCAAGTACTTCGGTAACAGGGACAAACTAACATGGAAAGGACACATGGGAATAATAGCAGGGTCCACCCCCACCGCATATTCATTCTTCGCAGAGGTAGCAGACATGGGTGAACGATTTATATACTATAGAATACCTGAACCAGACTATAAGAAAGCTAGTGACTTCGTAAGTAACAACATGAGAAGTGCAAAGGAATTAGACCCTGTCCTTGAAGACCTATATAAGACATACATGAGTAAGGTAGTCCGTTATGGACAAGACCATAAGGACATACAGCTACCAGCCTCAACACAGAAGCTCATAAGAGACATCTCTCTATGTGCTACGAAGTTCAGAACACCTGTCAAGATTAATGACTTCCACGGTGTTGTCTCTGAGATGCCTGTAGCAGAAGCACCATACCGTGTAATGAAGCAACTCACATGTATAGCTAAGTCATTTCATCTCATGCACCAAGCAGATGGTAACGAGGGTGACTTACCAGTAGACCTAGCTCGCACTCTCAAGTGGTGTGCATACTCACTAGCATCAGACCGTAGAAGAGAGACATACAAAGCAGTACGAGATCTAGGTGATGTAACTATTCGTAACATTAGCTCATACACAGGACTAGATGATATGATAGTCAAGCGTGACCTAGCAGAGCTATGTGCAATCAAGGTGATAAAGAAAGATGAGTATAAGCTGGGTAGCAGCAACGCTTACAAGTGGAGCACAAGTGATGTAGAGCTTGAAGCGATGGTTGATAGCCTACGGCTCACCAAGAAGGTTATAATAGAGGAGGAGGAGGAAGATATAGATGAAGATTGGGGTGATTTGAAATAACCATGCCAAAACCTCTCACCATAACATCAGTAACCAACCGCATACTGGCATACATAAAAAAGAACCCAAAGGTATCGTATGAAGTAATCCAAGCTACTGCAAGGAAGAACGGAGTGGAAGACCACATACTCATCCAAGCGTTCAAGGCAATACATAGGAGGAAGGATATAATGGTCAAGCAGAAGGATGACACACTATACTATAAGTACAGAGTCCCACCTCCACCCAAGGTGAAGGAGATACCCAAGGCAAGAGAGCGTACATGTCCATTAGATGACTTCATATGTATAAAAGGTGATAACATATGGATATGCGATGGAATGAATGAGATATTTGACAACTGGGTAGACAACTGCTCACTGACACCAAAGGAACGAAAGGAGCAGAGAGAGAAGGAAGCGTATGAGGATATAAATGATAATTACTAACCATGCCAACAACACCAGAACAAAAAGTTAAGAAAGAGGTACTGAAGTATCTAAGAGCACAAGGACATATGACACTCCCTCATAAAACAGGAGCTACGTGGGACGCTGCACGAAACATATACAGGTCCATGAGTGCTGACACTGGTACAGTGGGTGAGTCAGACTTGCTAGTGTTCGACAAGAACAACCCCACCATGCCTATATGGGTAGAACTCAAAAGCGCAACAGGTAAGCTCCGACCAGATCAAGTCCTATTCAAGAAGCTAGTTGAGGAATGGGGACACACATTCGTAGTGGTGAGGGGGAAGGAGGATTGTAAGAAGATGGGGTTATGAAATATCTCTCATTATTCAGTGGAGTCGGCGGTTTCGAGTTAGGAATAAACAAAGCATATGAAGTACGTAATGTTAACAGAAGTAAGGACAGAGGAGGCAAAGAGGATACGGAGAGAAACGAAGGACAGAGACTTCAGCCCCAGGAGAGGAAAGAAGTTAGTACCACGGAAAGACCAGTTAGTGAACGCATTACAGACAGGGCTAACGAAAGACCACTATGTGTTGGATATTCCGAAATCGACAAGTACGCAATCAAAACTTATCAACACCACTTCCCTAACCACAAAGCATATGGAGACATTACAAAAATTGATGCAGAAGAGCTACCTAACTTTGACCTATTGGTCGGAGGAGTGCCTTGTCAATCGTGGAGTATCGCTGGAAAAAGGAAAGGGTTTGAAGACGAGCGAGGAAGTATGTGGGGTGAATCTATTAAAATACTCCGAGCCAAACAACCTAAATACTTTTTGCTTGAAAATGTTAAAGGACTTCTCTCCCACGATGGAGGCAGGTCTATGGAAAAAATATGTGAAGAACTTTGTGAAGTAGGTTATGCAATAGATTTTGAAGTACTTAATGCAAAGAACTTTGGTGTTCCGCAGAACCGTGAAAGGGTGTTCATAGTAGGTATACGTTTAGATTTACTTGACGAGTGCCAAGTGTTTTAATATAATGTATATATGAAAAACACACTATATAAAGAGATGTATGAACAGTATAAAAAAGGTTACTCATTATCAGAGGTGGGGAAAATGTTTGGAATGACAAGACAATCCGTATATTCAGGGTTTGCGCGTAGAAAATATGAAATGAGAAAAAAGAAATTACTCCCTTTTCAAACTTTCAATGAAGTAAAGTATACTTTACGAAACACTGGTTATTATGCACGAACTGACAGCAAACGAACCCAAATGCATAGAGACGTGTGGGAGTACACAAACAGCAAAATCCCACCAAATCATGACATCCACCACGTTGACCACGACAGAACAAATAATGACATTACTAATTTAGAACTTTACACAAAATCAGAACACGCGAGAAAGTTCTCAACAGGAAAAAACCAACATGGCAAAATCAATAGATAAACTTAAACAAAGACTACTATGCAATCCAAAAATAAAGATGACGGCGTTCAACTTCCCACAAGGTACATGTGTTACGACTTCGCTAAGCGACATCTTAGAGGATCAACCAGACCCGAAGTATTTTCTTTCATCCAAAATGACGGAACGACTAATGACGTACAAAGACAACAAGCAAATACCCTTACCGCAAGATACGAAGGAGCGCAAGCAACAGGATCGTACATTATTGAAGGTGAACAGCATGCACAAGAAATAAAACAACTTAACCAACCGAAACACTCAAACGATCGAATCTATGATTCAAAAGGACTCAGTCCGACACTGAACACAATGCAAGGAGGGAGGAGACAGCCGTTTGTAAAAATTGCAGAAGCAACAAAGAAAGGATATGCAGAAGCAGTAGAGGGTGACAGCATCAACTTATCAGTACCAAACTCAAAGACACGTAGAGGTAGAGTTGGTAAAGGTGTAGCACAAACGATCGATACTGGTATGCAGCAACACACACTAGATGGTGCAAGAATCCGCAGACTAACCCCACTTGAATGTGAACGCCTAATGGGATTCCCTGACAACTGGACTAACGTAGAAGGTATGAGCGACACACAACGGTACAAGCAGTGTGGGAATGGAGTAGTTAGTAATGTAGTAGAAGCGATAATAGAGAAACTTACATGAAATCATTTAACGAAGACATAGAGATAGACTTCAATGAGAAGTATCACACATACAAGCACAACGGTACACAACTCACATGCTTCTCTACATGGGTGAAGCAATACTATAAGCCATTCGATGCAAATATGATTGCAGGGATAATGAGTAAGAAGCATGATGTGCCCAAGGAAGATATACTTGGCATGTGGAAAAGTAATGGATTATTCAGTGCTCACCTTGGAAACCTTGTGGAAGAAGCTGTGCAGCATTATGAGGAGTATGAATCATTAGGTGATGACCTTGGTAATAACAATGCTATGCCAAAGCATCCTGTATTGAAGAAGATAGTGACAGAGTATTTTGACTTAGTTCGTGATGACGGTGACATCATCCACCAAGCACTCATAACAGATGTAGCTACACGAAAAGCTGGAACAGCAGACAAGCTTATTGTACTAGACTGGGACAAGAAGTTATGTAGACTACAGGACTTCAAGGCTAACATAGAGGCTGATAAGATAGACAGCAAGATGAAGCCACTCGCACCGTTTGCACACCTACCAGCCAACAAGCTAACGAAGTATCAGATACAGATGAGCTTTTATGCACACCTACTAGAGAAGCACGGATGGACTGTAGAAGGACTGGATGCACTCGTGTATGAAGACACATGGAAGGTATACCCACTAGAGGTATTACGTGGGAAGTGGTTTGATGATGCTATGGGGTTTGTTGATCCTCTATCATCATTCGCTGGCTAGAAACCTATCGATATTGGACTGGGGATAACTCACTAGCACAGTGGGTTTTTCCTTGCTATAGTCAGGAGTATAAGAGTAATCAAGAAGACACTTATTAAATAATAAACATTATGTACAAACCACAAGAAGAACCAATATCACAAACAGAAGCAGAATGGGATGAACAAGAACTAAGCGGAGAAGAACTAATGGATGTAAGCAACGCTGTGACAACCATAGCCAAGTTAGGTAAGGACATGTCATTCAAGCTAGTAGGAGAGGTACAGAAGGAGACACACGAGATGATATTTAACTCAAACTTGCGATCAGCTTAATTATGGAAGAAATCACAGACACACTACGATACATACTTAACCGATTCAGGAAGTTTGAAACAAAGTTAAAGAATGATAGAAACTTTGAACACCTAATTTATCAGTTTGAACTAGTAATGATTAAGCTAGAGAAGTTAGAAACACTTGAGTCATTAAGAAGAAAATAACTATGAACAAAGAAATCACAATAGTACTAGAAGTAAATGGAGTAGTAGAAACATACAAAGGTGACTACGATACACTACACAATGTACCCTGGGATGAAGTACTACATAATGCACTAGACCTAGAGAACGAAGCACTGCAACGCAGAGAACAAGAAGCACAACAAGCCATGACTGACCATGAGATGGAAGATGCGAAGGATGTTGTTGATGAACCGATACAATGAACACAGAAAAACTAGCAGAAATCTATGTCAAGAAAATACGAAAAGTATGTGCTGAGTGTGAAATAGAAGAAGCGGAAGCATCTAGGAACAAACTTGATATGGACAAGGCATACCAGAAAAGCCAGATACGAATAGAGCGAGTGATAAACAATTACTTCTTCAAGCGTCAGACAATCCTGAACAACAGGAAGAAGAAAACAGATACTGAGATATTAGAAACACATAACGTAACTGTAGTATGAACAAATACCAAGCACTAGTAGACATGATAGAACACGGCAACAGCAAGGGAGCATTAGACGCTCTGGAGAAGTTGCGTGATGAGGATAGGGAGACACCAAAAACTGTAGAGGAGGTTAGCTTACGAGACTTCATTGAAGAACAGTTACATATAATGTTAGATGTAACTTCATCAATGCAACCTAAAAGTGATAAAGAGTTTATTGCAGTAGCACTACCAAACTTACACACAAATATATTCCATCATATAGAGGAGGTAAAACACCAAACCCGTAAGGAGAGAGATGCGGAGATAGTGGAGTGGGTAAAGAAAGAAATAAGAAACGCACCACTAGAAGTGAAGATGTCAGGTTCATCTATGATACTTGGAAAACTTATCAAACACCTAACCACACCAGACCATGAAAAATAAACCAAAGAGTGTAGAGGAAATAGTTGCGGAAATAACAACACGGGAGGATTTTGACTGCTCAGAAGCACATGACGCATTATGTTTAGTTTCAGACTCTATAGTGCAAGAAGTAATACAAACCCTCCTAACCCAAAACACAGAAAGAGTACGGAAAGAGAGAGATGCGGAGATAGAAGAAGAGAGAGAAGCGGAGATAGAAGCAGTACTTGAAATGTTGGACAATATGAATCAGAACAATGAGTTCAAAGTATGGACTAGTTACCGTGACTTACATTACGCAATAAGTGCCCTAACCACACCAGACCATGAGTAATAAACCAAAGAGTGTAGAGGAAATAAATATACCTCACTTACTCCTGGAGTTTGTGTTACCGCTTACTAGTCTAATAATAGGAGTATGAATGAAAACGATTATGACGAAGACGGCAACTGTATAGTAGATTGCCCTTTATGTCTGACTACAAACTGTCCATCTGTAAATGATGGCGGTGAGTGTCCTATTGAAAAAAGAATGAGAGAAGACCCTAAATATGCTGAGGAGTTTATGAGAACAGAAGAAAAGAGTGTAGAGGAAATAAATATACCTCACTTTAGAGCTTGGGTATATTGTGATTGGGACCACTTAGAAAATGGAAAATGGCAAGGTGTTTGGACAATGGTTGAAGTACTCACAATACATATTGCAAAGAAAAATTTTCGTGGAAGGTATATAGATTCAAATGGCGAAAAGAATGTTCATAATTATTGTATTAATGATACCAATATTTTGATGCAGTATATTGGTATTGATGATGTGAATGGTGAGAGAATATATACAGGTGATTTATTCAAATGTATATATTGTGATGATGATTTATTTGAAATTTATAAAGATGAAACGGGGTATAGTAGAAGATTAGTAAATTCAAAAGAAGAAAGTGGTTGTGGAAATACACATTGTGTACATATGTCTGATTTTAAAAGATACGCAAAAGTTGGAAATGTACACGATAACCCAGAATTAATACGACAACAGTAACAGCAGAAGTAGCGTGTAACTACCTAAATTGTCACAAGCGAGAGAACACCTAACCACACCAAACCATGACTAGCTTCAAAACAAAAGGAAACCTCATAAAAGCTATGGACATAAAGTGGGAAGAATTACAAAAAAAGTACCCAGCGTATGCCGAAAAGCGGAAGGTCGGTATGCA